TTAGATATTCTCCACTCACCGAACATCTTTGCCGCCGGCAAAATGCCCGACTGTGCTTTTTTCTTTAAACAATCAACCGAGAATCCCCATAGATTTGCCAGCAATGGCAAATCTATGTAGATCGGGACATCGTCCCAGTTGGTTACTGTTTTCTTAGATTTTGGCATATATACCCTCCTTATAAATTTATTGCCTTACACCTCTGTTATCCTCTGTAATTTTGTCTGATACGATTTCAACCTTTTCCACATTTGCAACGCTGAGTGCCAGCTTGAGCAGTACCACATCGCCTACTGTTCGGGTAATCTGATAGCTTGTAACATACGGGATTTCTGTTCCGTCAATTTCAAGAAGAAACTTGTCCTTTGTGTCAATAAGTTTAAGTTTTGCCATTTTCCTCACCTCCTCGATTTTTGTTGTATTATTTGTAATTAGATGTTACAATATTTTCAATACTATACTGAAAAATATGATTGAAGAACAAAAAGCTACTCATCAGTCGCAAACTTAAAATGAAAATTGAAAAACTCAAGCTGATTAATTGTATCTTGCAGTTCGTCAGCTTGTTTTTTTGCCT